CCCTGGGTAGTACTTGACCAGCTCATCCGCTCCAATCTTGCCCTCCTTAAACGACTGTATATCGGATGATCTTTTCGCCTGGGCTTGTTGGCTCTGCGTATAGGAGGCAGCACCACCGGAAGCGGCGTACCAATCTTTGAGGTTCTTATCAATTGCGCCGCCTTTGGCATAAGGGATGCCCGTACCGCCACCCCATACCTCAGGGGCAACTTCGCCGCCCTCAGCAAATTGCTCGGGTAGGGCACGGCGCAGGTCAATGATGTCGCTTGTAATATCCTCTGGGTTCACAAGCAGGGGGTTGCCATGCTCACGCGACAAGGCTTCCAAGTACTCCTGCCGGGAGCGGCGTGGCAAAGCCTCGCGCACAGACCCTCTTGGCAGAGTGCGAACCAAGGTTGATTCATCACCTAACTCTTCTAACGCCCTCATACGATGGCGACCTTCATGGCCTGGGATGTTTAGGTATGCGGAGCCTTTTGGTTTGCCTAGCTCAAGGAATGGCACATCCTCAAACCCCTTATCGCGGGCAATGACCCCTAACTCTCTGACATATTCATCGAGGGACTTGTTTCCCTTGCTCATGTCCGAACCCGACACATTGAGCGGGGAGGCAAAATTCTCAAAGTCTCCCGGCCGCATGATCATTAGGGTTTGGGCGTTATCCCCTCTAAGGGCGCTGAGCAAAGCCTCATCATCATATTGCCGATAGATATTTGGCACTTCATCAAAGATTCGCTCTAGCCGTTGAACCCCGTATTGACCCTCGCGCTCTCTGACCTGCGGCTCAAGAGTCTTGTACTTAGACTTCTTGGCCATGTCCCGCGCCGCGCTGACCGCCTTCTCGCTTGCCTTCGTGGCAGCCTTGGCTGTCTTCTTAGCAATACCGCCGCCTGCCATTTGGCTTTCGTACCAGGCTTTGAGTTTGAGATCAGGCTTCATTGATGCACCGATAAAGTGATAAGCATCCACAAAGTCATCATGAGTGGACTCAGGGAAGGAGCATATCTGTGAGACAAAAGGCTCAGCCCAATCCCGGACATAGCCTTCCTTGACCGTGCTCTCCGGTATCCACACCCTCCCTCGAGCAATGATGTTGGACACGATATTGAGGCGCTGAACCTTGTCCGCATTCCCTGGGTTATATGCCCTGACCGGCAGGTGGGCCCGCTGCAAGTCCTGGATCAGGCTAATGCCAGCCGACTTGTCCTCAACCAAGATCAGGTCAACCCGCTTCTTTTCCCTGCCCTCACCGAAGATGGTGTCGTACTCCTCAATGACCTTTGGCCGCAGGTCGGGGTATTGCAGGCGGTCTTGCCAGCAGTCAATCACCATGACCGACATCGGGCCATCCACGGGCTTGAACACCCCCCAAGTAATGCAGGCGGTTGGGTCGTTGATGGTCTTTTCCGTATAGGCGCAGTCATAGGACTGAACGATGTACTCAAATTTGGGAAAGGCTTTCTGAGCCGGCCAGAGCTTGAACATCTCCCGCTTGACGATCCCGGACTCCTCCGGGTCGATGATCTCAGCGTAGATCTCCTGCCTTCCCAGCTTCGTTCCCTCATATTGGAGGATCTGCTTTTGGAAGGAGGGAGCCAGATTGGCGAGATTGTCATAGGTTGAGGCGGTAGTCAGCACCACATCATTGCCCTCCCGCCCTACTAGATCCACGATCAGGTCTTTAGGCTTTGGGGTTGTCGTACAGATAATCCGGGTCTTCTTGCCTAGTCGCACCCCGAACATGATCTGATCCCAGGCCTCATCGAGGTAGTCCCAAGCGGCCAACTCATCCAGCCATGCCCCGTGGAACTGTGGCCCCCGGAACCGCTCTGGCTCCGAAGCTGGGATGCCTTTGATCAGGGAGCCGTTAATCAATTTAAGCTCATGGAAGGCGCGGTTGTAATCTGCCACAAGTGAACTGGGTATAACTGATAAAAGCCCTGAGTCCCCTTCAAAACAAGTTGCTCTGACATCGGAGGAGGTTGGTGCGCCCACCAGCCAGCGAGTGCCTTCCTCCTGCCATGCCCACCACCCCACTTGCTCCGCAGCCGTCCTGGTCTTGCCGGCACCGCGGCCGGCGAGCATAAGCCATATCGTCCACCAATCCCCAGCCGGGATAACCTGGTGCCTATGCGCCTTAGATACCCAGTTAGCCCTCCAAGCCCAGGCGACCTGATCCTCAGGCTTGAGTTGAGAGAATTTGGCCTGAGTGTCCGGGTCTTTAAGGATCTCAAGAACTTCATCCATTCCTGATCACGCGGGCTATGTCGACGGGTGTCATATGGGGAATCTCTGCCACCTCAGCGCACTTCTCCCTCTGCCTCATGGCGATGAGCCTACCAACTAGGAGCTCAAACCCCCCAACCTTGATGTCGGGGTGGATCTCATGGATCGCATCCTCGATCTCTTGGTCGGTCATTGGGCCGCCTGTTTTTTCAGCTCTAGGTTTTGCAGCAAGCTGTCAAACAATCCCTTGGCCTCTATGGAAGCCTCTACCTTCAACGGGTTGTCCTTATCCCCGGCCAGCTCCATCCGGTCGCCGTATTTCCTGGGCTTGAGCTTCGATGCAGTCCACTTCCGGGCATCTATCCTCAGGCGCATCCAGTTGATGTAGGCAGAATCAAAAGAGGTATTGCCCTCCTTGTCTGTCTTCTCCATAGGCATCTGATCCGCTATGGCATGAATCTCATCAGCAAGGGTATCGGCCTGATCCTCCCTTGCCTTCGTGTACATATCCGAAAACTCTGGAAATCGGGACAGCCAAAGGTAGACAGTACTCTGTACCGGCATACCCTCTTCTTGGCATATCTGTCTTAGAGCCTCTCCATTTGCTATTCGGGTGCAAAGGTCTGCGGCCAAGGCTTCATCGTATTTTGTCGGGCGACCACCCGGATGTTTCGGCTTGGCAGCACTAGGCTCCGCTTGGGTCAAAACCAAATTGGATTCCAAATTGGTTTCTTTTTGTTTAGATTTTGTTCGAGTTTCAGGCATGACCCTTAGTCCAATCGAATGGAGGAGGCTAAAAGTCTACGGTGTATCCTGATTTATCGCTACTGAGTCGGGCGGGGGCAGATTTGGTGGTTTGACTAGACCGGATGGAAAGTAGGAAAAACTCCGGTATCCCACATCCTCTGTCGCCTACTTGACACCCCCTAAGGTGGTGGGGCGGGTGTGTACAACAACCGAACCCCACATTGCCGGAATCCTTTTGTTCCCGCCCCATGCGTATGGAGGCAAGTACCCCCATGCGTATTGGTACCGGAGTCTTTAGGTGCTCCGGTTCACCCCTCTTTTAGACTTGCTCTACCCCCGTGGGGGTCACCTCCATGATCTTGACACTAGATGGCAACATAGCATCGATACCGGTTTGGAGGCCGTGCATCCACAGTTTGTCGCAGAACTCTAAGAAGTGCATTTCGGCCAAACTTCCGGGTTCAAACTCAATCCCCGCCCCGGCCGCCTGATCCAAAAGCATGATCTTATGTGGCATCCGGTCGGTTTCAAATCTTATGCTCATCTCGCTTCTCCTCTTTTGTTTTTTTTCTTTAATCGCTCCCAAATGTCCATGGCGTTTTGGTAGCCCTCTACTGTACCCCTAACCCAAAGAGCCGCACCGAATAATAAAAACTTGTTGAGACCCTCCGGCGTATTCGGTATTTGGACTCCATAATTCTTCGCCGTTGACAAAAGTTCTCTAATTGTAAATTTAGGTCTTGACTCAGATTTTTTGATCACTACGCTTCTCCTCTATTGTAATCGTGTATGCCGTGCCGTGCTTATCCACGACATTGATGATTTTCCTAGTAGATCGATAAGATCCATCCCGATCAAGGTCAAACTGAACCTTGCCAACAGAGTCGATCATGGCATCCTGATCGATCCTCTTCAGGTTCTTTTGGATGATGTGGGATATGTAGTCACAATAGGCAAGGATCATTTGTCCCGCTCCTCAAAGATTTCAAATGCACGGATAAATAGATCAGGCCAAGTCGATTGGATCTTTTCCCGATTAACTGAGTCTGCCTTGAACCATGTGAGGGCAAGGGACTCCGCAAACCCCCCTAAATGGCCATTAGCCATCAGGTTGGATGCTTGGTGGAAATCCACGGGTTTCCTAAGTTTGATTACATTGCTCATCGATTCATCCTCCATCCGTACCAAGTTCCGATAGGGGCGGTTTCGTTTAACTCATCGGCCTTCTCTAAGACCTCCCCTTTCTCCCAAGAAAAGAACACCTCTTCGGAGTCCTTTTCTTTCTCAAATTTCTCAACTACCCATCCCGTGCTCATATGTCACCTCACACAAAAGTATATTGATTGGGATACTTCTTATCCAAGAATTCCTTAGCCTTTGTTAAATCTAAAGTCTTTAAAGGTCTGAACGAATAGTCCGGATCGTTAAGCAAACGGAAAAGCGTATTCTGCTTGCGGTACCGACTGAGTTTCTTTTCCCACTCATATGCCGTTACCAACTCTTCCATAAACAGATCTACGGAAGCATCTAACACAACGGGTTCGCAACCCTCCGGAAGATTCTTCATTTCAATCTTTGGAAGAGTCTTTACATATGCTTCGATATCTGCTTTGGCTTGTGCATCCGACCAATCGATGTCCAAACAACCACCGACACCGGCCTCATGTACAAACGCAACCTTTTTGTTGTTACGGTAGAGGTTAAATTGATAACCACCACCATCATAAGTTGTCCAAGTTTTCAAACCTTTGATTGCTAATTGCTCTTTCATAATATTCTCCTCAGTTATTTAGATCTAACATATCGATGTCTACACGGTAGGTTGGATTAATAACCCAACCAATTTCTGCACGGATCGTAATTCTTGGGCTATCTTCAGTCTGATCTTCCGTGGCAATAAAGGTGCATTTGTCATCACCCGGATCTTGCCACTCAGGTTTAATCTTTACGATGTCTCCTTTCTTAATCATTGTTATGCTCCGATAGCGTAGTAATAACCAACCGCGAAAATCCTTACTCTTTTCTTGCCACTCTTTAATTGATATACATCGAATTGAGGCACCGAACCCGTGAAGTGAACTACCGCCTCCGTGATCAAATTAATATCCTCTTGATCTTTGTAATCAATAGAGCATTGAATAGGTAACTTCCAATGCTCCTTATTTTTTACGCGATCAAATGCTGAATGCAATTCTTCTTGCGAATACACACGGGTAGAGCGTGGTGTGACATCTTTGATGTGAACGAATGTAATTGTCATGACTATCTCCTTATCGTGCGGTTGTTTTTACAGAAAACACGGCAGATGTATTGGTGTACTTTGCAACTACATCTGATGCAATACCAAGATCATCAATGAGTTTTTTGTAGTCGGTTGTCTTACGATCCGACTCAATAACTAATGCACGGAAGAGGTTGCCAATAAACTCTTTGGAACCGTTGGGGAGGGTGGCAATATCTTTGAGATTATCTTTGATGCCATTTGCCTCTTTGGTAAGGCGATCAATCTCAGCGAGCAGAAGACCTAAGCGGTCGATGTTGGTGGTAACGATGTCATTGTGCATTTTGCTTTCCTTTTCTTTCCTAACCGGTCACGCTGACCGTAGTGATAATGTAAGCGATACTTAAATTATCTGTAAACACTTTTTTATAATAACCCCTAGGTTTTAGTCGGGTATTACCTTTAGCCGGTCATTTTCAAATAGCCACCCCACCGTCTTGCGGTGCGCCATTTCCCAGATGTCCACCCGATCCTCCTTGCTCATCTTGGAGCCTTGGTCTAGTTGCATATGGCACCCGTAGCACAGAGCCGCTATCCGGTAGTCGTGAGCCTTGATCCCGGTGCCCTTACCATCCCTTTGCTGATTGCTATGAGCGGCCACCACGGTTCCATCCTGCGCCCCGCAAAGCTGGCAGGGGGCATCCCGCACGACCTCTAAGAGAGGTTTATTTCGGTAGTTCATTGACCATCCTTATCCGCTCCCCGATCCACCGCATGACCGGGACCGCCATTGAGTTGCCCAAAGCCTTGTACCTGGGGCCATCCGGGCATAGGGCAGCCTCCTTGCCCCGCCAAGGAATCAGGGTATGGTCATCCGGAAAGCCTTGGAGCCGCTCACATTCGCGGGGGGTGAGCCGCCTCACGGCCATCGATGCCTGGTAAACCGCCCCGACTTGTTGGGTAACTTCTGAAGACTGAGGGCTACGGCTCGGATTATTGGTGGCGGTTAGCGATGGGGCGGCAACATGGCACGGCCCATCAGCCCTCAGGGTAGGGGTGTGTTCTACGGACTCTCCCATGCTGCGGGTCTTCTCTGACTGGTCCCCATTAAAGGCTATCGCCGGCGGGTTACCGCCCCCTTGGCCCCCCAGCTTCAGCGTTGGGGAGACATCAATCTGACAGTCCGGAACGCTCATATTTGAGGAAAACGCGACCATCTGATTGTGTTTAAAGGTGGTGTTCGTAAGGGTGTGGGCAAGGTCAGAGCTCGCCTTTGGTGTTTGTTCTGAGGTGAAGGCGATGGCGTGTTTATCGCCCGCGGTCAGGGTTGGGCACGGGTCGCCTGGTTTACCTACCCCCAAACCGTTGCCGGCTCCATCCCCGTTCCGGGTGTCGCCCCCGCCTTGGTGTCGGGTAGCCTTGTCATGGATTGGGATTGTCTGCACTACCGCGTGGGTGGTTCTAGTGTCGCCCTGATCGAATAGATTGATGGTATTAGCCACCTCCCCATCCACCCAAGACTCATCATCATCTACGCTTTGAGCTCGCTTAGACTTCCTGAATGGAATCGGCTGAACCACGGCCGCAAAGTTACCTTTATCTGGCATAAATTGGTCATGACATCGAGTTGTCAGGCTTGCCGCGCTCTCAGCGCCATCCCACCAAGTTGGCAAAAGTTGGCCACTTTGGGCGTACTGATGATCTAACTTTCCCCCTCCGCATTGCCGGTCAAGGGTTCCGGCGGTTTGTGGGATAAACCATTCATCTTCGCAGTTGAACCCGACACGACTGACGCCAGTGCCTGATGCAGAGAGGGTGGGAGTGACTTTCCTCGCTTCTCTGCTCGGCGGAGGATTCCCCGACAGGCTTGCGAGCTCAAAAAGAACCGCTGCGGCATCTCGCCAGTTTCCAAGACATCCGACAACGAACACACGGCGGCGTCTTTGTGCCACTCCAAAGTACTGAGCGTCAAGAACTCTGTAGGCAAACCCATACCCGAGTTCTCCCAACATTCCGAGGAAGGCACCAAAATCTTTTCCTCCGTTAGATGACAAGACCCCAGGGACATTCTCCCAAACCAGCCAACGGGGAGAGAGGTGGCGAGCAATGGCACCAAAGGTGAGCATGAGGTTGCCACGCGGGTCATCCAATCCTTTTCTGAGTCCGGCGACAGAGAAGGACTGACAGGGGGTTCCTCCGACAAGAAGGTCAATTGTTCCAAGATTCCACTCCTTAAATTTGGACATATCCCCAAGGTTAGGGACTGTTGGGTAATGGTGCTTGAGCACCGCAGATGGGAAGGCATCAATCTCTGAGAAAGCAACCGGCTCCCAACCCATGTGGTGCCACGCCGATGTGGCCGCTTCGATGCCACTACAGACCGATAAATATTTCATTTGTTGTCCAAAAGAGTGGCATGAAGATCTCGAAGGGCGGATTGCATCTCATGGCCAAATGCAGTCATGGGTGGTTTCCACAAACTTTCATTGTTTCTTTGTTTTTGAGCCAATGACTGCCACTCAATTATTTGTTTTCTTTTTGTATCCAACAATGCCTCTAGTTCCTTAATTCGACTATTCGCTGAAGCAAGTTGCATATCCATTTCGTGGTAATCAAGATCCATGATGCTTCTCCAATTGTTTTTATACTCCGCCCCTACTTTTGTTTCTATTCGCACAGGGCCATACTTGCTTGAGCGCATCGGTAATTAACATATCTGCGCTTTTATGGCGTATGCCAGGGTTGGCTTCAATATAACTTCTGGCAACATCCCTCACTTGCCCATTGGTTACACCGGCTGGCGGGCAACTAAAGACGTGTTGTTGGGCATCGCTGACCCCGGCCACATAGCCCAATGCAAACATCCTTTGGACTACTTCCTCGCTATTCATTCTTGATAACAAATCGTTACCGGTTAAAAATTCGGCGCTTGCCATACTTGGTAACAACAAGATTGCAATTAATGTTTTTTTCATCTACATCTCCTTAAAAAAGTTTTGGTTGTTCCCAATACAACTCAGGCTTTTCTTCTTTCGGTGGCCTTATTTTTCTAATCTTTTCAATCATGACGTGCATTCTTTTTGGAAATGGCCACTTATCGTTAGCCGGGATATGAAGCAAGAACCGCTCTCCTTCATCGAAGACCTCTGTCACGCGACCTTTTTCGTTGGTTTCGCAGACCAAAACCCAGTCGCCCTCTTCGATCTCAGGTGTCATAGAGTGACTCTTCCCTCAGTCCTTAGGTTGGCTTGCTCGCTTCTCCAAATCTCAACGCGGGCTTGGGCAGCGATTAGGTTCCACCGAAGTTTTTCTTCAATTTCTACGGCCTCGCGTAGCCCCTGTAGCAATTCTTTATACTCATCGTGGGCATAAGCCTCACGCTCTTGCGCCCCAAGGCTTTCCTCAAGGCTTCTCTTCATCAGGATCGACTTGAGGCTCTTGCGGTACTCCTCAATATAAATTCGTTCAGCTTTCGCCTTAGCAAACTTTTTGGCATTTGCAATGATGTAATCGACCGCTCGATGCGGGTCTCTGTTTTGATTATCTTCTTGGCTCATTCTCCATACTCCTTTACAGTTAAAGTTACCCTTGCAACGGATGCTTTTGGGTTCCAAAACTCATTGCCCGCCAACCAGCTCTCTGCTTGCTTCCTTGTGCGGAACACTATCGTTCTGTCGGCCTCCCAATACTCGCGGTTTTGGTTTTGAACGAAGCCACCGTTTTTCATTTTTATTGCCCAACCATGTAATCGCTTCATTCAAGTTCCTCAATTTTTATTTTCAACATCCCGCCAATGTCTGATGCCCAATAAATTCTTAAATCCACAATAAGGGAATCATCGATGTATAACCCCGCATGGCCCATCGAATCTAAGACCGCCTTTAAAAGATTGTCTAAGTCCCGCCTCCGGTTATCCGGCCGCCAAGCCTCAATCGTGACCTTCAACTTACCGACCGTAGACTTTCCGCGGGTCTGCAAGAAAACCTGTTCAGCAACCGCCACTCGATATCTGCGGCCTGGCTCGCTGATGATCATTCGATTTTTAAACATCCGCCAATAAGTATTGACTGATGGCGGCCAAGGAAGCGTGATTTCAATCATGAGTTAAAACCTTGGTTGGTTATCGAAAGATATAGGTGCGCCATCCCATTGGTCTACGAACTGTTGGGAATCTTTATGGAACCAAAGCGAGTACCAATCCTCTGATTCGCCGTTCCTCTGCTTCTCGCACATCAGCATGGCATCGTTGGTTTGTGGGTCTACAGAGTTCCCGGCAGACAACTGATGCTCTTTTTTCTTGTTTCTCCAAACCATGAACACATTGTCAACTTGGTCTGCAATGGCTCCGGTGCCCTTGATGTCGTGTTTATTCGGGGTTGCCTCCTCGTTGCTGAGCTTGCGGATGTGATGGATCAGGTGAATGTGGATGTTTTGATCCCGCGCAAGCGAGCAGAGCTCATCGATGAAGGACTTTTGACCGTTGTAGTCATCCTCACCCTGAACGCACTTCATTAAGGAGTCGATAAAGAAGTGGGTTACCCCAAGTTTGATGGCGCAATATCTGGCCACCGCTACCACTTGGTCGGCTGAAACCGTGCCTTGCTGATCGTAGAACCATAAACATTTGTTACTGAATGTCCGTAATCTAGTAACAATTTCTTCGATGTACTTGTTTTTATCCATGTATCGAGGTTTATGAATGTTCTCCCCCGAAAACTGCCGAAGCATCCTCTCCAATGACCGTTTGGGCTTCATCTCAAATGATGCAATGCACACTTTTTGGTGCTGCCTGATCAAATGCAAGGCAATTTGGCCGGTAATCAGGGACTTTCCACCTCCGTTTGACCCCGCGTACAAGGTCACCTCCCCCGGCCTGAAGGAGAAGTCTTGGTGGGTTTTCGCCCATGGCAATTGGATGATCGGGTCTTTGTTGGGGTTCAGAACCTCATCCATCAGTTCCGTGAGGTACACCCCGGCTTCCTTAACCTTCTGCGCTGAGTCCGTGGCCTTCAGGTAGGCAGAAAAGTCAATGTCATCCGGATCAAGAAATTGCATATTCCTCCCCTTTATCGAAAATCAATTCGCCGTTATGCAAGGTAAAAACCTCCTTGGCACCGGCTTTCAAAGCGGCAAGATGTGCCGCAAACACCCTCTCCGTGGTGTCATCGCCATCGATGTGGACTTGCAATCCAACCAAAAAACGGAGGTCAAGGGAGTCGATTCTGTCCTTCGGCTCAATGCAGACTTCGGGGTGCGCCCACAAATCGCTATAATTGACCCACCTTGCCGCCCATGGGGATCGGTTGATACCTACCCATACCCAGACCGCTTTCGGCCTCTTACGCGCCGTTCTCATGCGAATTAGCCCATCTTCGCCGATCACTTTGCCCTCCGGGTGAAAGTTTCGGTGGTTCCATCTTCCCAACGCCTTTGGTTGATGTAGGTCAACGGTGCCGGTTCAAACCCATCCCGCCATTGGTCGGAAGCCTTCAGGTTTTGGACATTGGAGATGATCTGATCGGCAAGGGAATCCAAGCCATGCTTTTTCCATTTCGCCTCACAAGCGGACTTGCCTACCTTGCGCTTGCTTGATGGCCATGTCTGCCAAAACTCATCGAAGCGGGTCGGCTTTGCCGACATAGTGTTTTTATTCTTTATTCTGATATCTGATATCTGATTTATGTCGCTTTTTGGTTCCAATTTGGTTTCCAATTTGGTTTTCTTCGGCCTACCGCCTTTCTGTGCGGACTGCTTCAAAACCTTAACTTGGTGCTGATATTTAGCAATTTCACGATCACAACGGGTATGTCGATACCCATCTTCAGTCCTCTCAAAGAACTCATTGAGTACTGTTTCAACTATCTCAAGGTCAAGCCGCACCTTGCGGGAAACCAAATTGGTTTCAAGAGGGATTGGTTTTTCAGTCAAATAGTACATATCGATCAAACGCCGATAGGCAAGATCCTCCGCATCATCTAAATGATGGGTGTCCGTGATGTAATCAGATAGGTAAAACTTGTACCAAATCATGCGACCTCCCCGAATAAATCGGGGCGCAAATCCTTCCGGGTTACCGCCCCAACCGTGAGTCTTTCGATCTCCACGGCTAGTTCGGGGGAGCAGACCTGTCGGCCTTGGATTAATTGGCTCATCCAGGTTCGGCTGATGCCCAGCTCCTTGGATAAAGCATCTTTTGCCCCCCGTTTTTTGTCCTTAAAGTAGTCCTGCAAGGTCATTTCGCCCTCCATGTAATTTAATTGGATAATACATTAACCAAAAAAAAATACAAACTTGTTGTATGTTGGACTTAAATTTGGTAAATTTGGGATGTAGTACAACTTCGGAAAGGTAGGTTTATATGGATATGGAATGGGTTCAACAGTTGATGGTAGAGCGTATGCAGCGGTGCGAGGAAGCCCTGGCGAGAGCCAAGGATGGCCAAGCAACCGATGAAGATTGGGAAATTATCAGGTACGAATGTGGACTAAAAAAGGAGAAAAATTATGGGACTAGTGGCTAAAGATTCCGGTGATTTTGTTGCCGTGCCGGCGGGAATGCACCTTGCGAGGTGCTATCGGATTATCGACCAAGGGACTCAGAAGTCAGAGTACATGGGCAAGGAGAAGTACCTACCCAAGGTCATGATTCAGTTTGAGATCCATAGCGAGGATGACAAGGGTACCCCCCTCCTGACTCAGGATGGCCGCCCGTTGTCGATTGCCAAGAGTTTTACCCTCACCTTGGCAGAGAAATCTACGCTCCGTAAGGATCTTCAGATGTGGCGTGGGCGTGACTTTACCGCTGAGGAGTTGCGGGGCTTTGAACTCAAAAATGTCTTGGGTGCGTGGGCGATGCTGAATGTCACCCATACGGAGTCCAACGGTAAGACCTATACCAACATTGCGGGGGTCAATCCGGTTCCCGCCAACATGAAAAAGGCGGGTCTTCCCAACGGGGTTAACGAACTCAAAATCTTTGACATTGAGAATCCTGACATGGAACTTTTTGATTCCTTTTCAGAAAACCTCAAAAAGAAGATTGAGTCCTCTCCGGAGTGGCAAGAGTCTCGCGGGTCTGCTTCCCAAAGGTCTTCGGCACCAAAGTCAGAGGGAATCGAAGGTCTTGATGATGACATTCCTTTTTGAGGTCAATCATGAGCCAATCGCAAGACATCCTTGAGCACATGAAGAGTTCACCAATCACCCCAATTGAGGCACTAAATAAGTTTGGGTGCCTTCGATTGGCGGCAAGAATTAAAGATCTAAAAGATTTGGGACATCAAATTGTGACTCTCACCGCAGAAAAGAATGGCAAGAAATTTGCCCGATATGTTTTGATAAAGGAAAGAAAATGAATCAATTTAATTATGGAAAGACGAGGAGACCTATGTTGATTGCGTTAGCCGTTTGTATGGCCGGATGGATTCAGGGTTGTTCGACAACGGACAAGAAAGCTCTTGAAAACACTAGCGGTAACCAAATGTTGGTTCTTGACCAAACGGTTCAGCCGATGGATCGGGTAGAGGTTATCAACGCAATCAAGGACTGTCAGGTTACCGGCCTTCGGGCGGTCATGATCTATAGCAAGAAAAAAATCAACAATCAATCCACGCCAATCGTGGTCGATGTTACTTGTGCTCCCCTATATTAAGGAAACGATATGACTGAAGAAACCAAAAACACATCAATACCCGTTGGCGACATTCGGGTTCAGATGGGCGAAGAGGCAATTGTGTTCAATCCAACAGATGACATAACCGGAAAGGAAGTTTCATTAATCTTGCAAATGTTCCTAAACGGCCTTGGTTATCGCGGGGATGGCTTGATTGACTTTGGATCTTTTATCGTAAAACACAACCTACAACGACATTTTGCGAGGATTGAAAATGAACGAAAAAAAGAGCAAGAGGGTTCGTAAGGCGGTGGGGTTCCATCCCACTCAGCCACGCGAATATCAGCCAATGGCCAAGAACAATAAAACCGTGGTGTCTAGGGGTCTGCGCCGCGCCTACCGGTTGGCCAAGCGAGCGGTTCATCAGGCGGGGTTGGCATGAAGATATCCTCATATACCGCTGAGTCAGGCCATTGGTACACCCGCACGGGTAACCCTCTTTACACCGTTATTGGCAAGAACAAAAAGGAACGCAAGACCACCCTTAGGGATGCACGGGAGTTAGATCTTGTCCCATCGGTGACCTCCATCATGAATGTCATGGCCAAACCAGGCCTTGAGCGGTGGAAGATGCAACAGGTCTTGTTTGCCTCGCTGACCTTGCCAAGGCGGGATGATGAGGCTGAGGATGACTACCTTGAACGGATCATGGAAGACTCAAAGGAGCAAGGAAGGTCTGCCGCCGATGAGGGTACCAAGATCCATGCGGCCATCCAACAACACTACGAAAACAAGCCGGTAAAGTCTTACTCCGAATATGTTTCCGGGTGCCATGCGGAGATCCACAAAACCTTTGGCGACCAAAAGTGGGTGTGTGAGGACTCTTTTGCCCATGAGCTTGGGTACGGGGGCAAGTGCGATATGTATGCCCGAAGCACGGATGACCCATCGGTCGGGCTTGTTTTAGATATTAAGACCAAGGAGTTTGATGACCCAAGCAAGGTGGAGGGCTACGATGAGCACGTCATGCAGTTGGCCGCCTACCGGATTGGGCTTCATATGCCCGCCGCTCGATGTGCTAATGTTTTTATATCCCGCAGCGTTCCCGGACTTGTAGTAATTAAGGAATGGGAACCCTTGGAAATAACAAGGGGTTGGCAGATGTTTTCTAAACTCCTTGAGTTTTGGCAATTAAAGAATGGGCACCGATGAAAACAATACAAGCATTTCAGACTACCGATGGCAAAGTTTTTACCTCTGAGGAGGAGGCAAAAAAGCATGAGATATTTTTAAGTCAGCATGATGTCATCGATAACTTTCTTAAAAGCCACTTAAACAACTATATTGCATTGCCACAAAAGTCTATCGCCCGACAGGCAATCATTAATTGGGAGACATGGAAGAAAGAAAATGCTTAGACCCGAAGACATCAAACAGGTATTTTTTCATTGCAACCATACCGACAAGGATGGGTATTACGCCGATGAGGTCGATGTGCTTGAGTTTGGCCAAAAGATTGCCGCTTTTGCCTTGTCTCAAAAAACTCCAATGACTGAGGATGAGGCAATCGACTTCATGATTAATATAAATCTCACCGAAAACGGGGATGCGTTGCTTGACCGGCTAAAAACCTTGATCCGTAAGGTTGAGGAGTTTCACGGTATTAAATAAAAAAAGCCCCCTCCCGAGGAGTGGAGAGGGGGCTGAAGCTTCCACGAGGGAAGAAGCAAGACACTTTTACGGAGCAATCGTTTCGCTAGTCTGACCTAGCGGAGCCTTGCTCTGATTTTCTCTCATGTACTGAATTAGTGGCGCGGTGATGGCCAACGGAATCCCTACGGGAGCGGTTGGGGGGAAGGCTGACATAACCGCACCGGTTGCCCCAAGACCGGACAGACCCATCTTCATGTAGTCTGGCTTTTCTTTTCCGGCCTCGCTTGCCATTGAACCCAACTCACTTCCAGCTTGGGCAAACGCCAAGGGTGGCGCACCGTACTTCATAACCGTGCCGCCTATGGTTCTCATCCTTGAGCCTGGTTCAATCATATCCCTGAATAATTTTGTAACCTCATCAAGGCCACTACGGGGAGGTGGGGGAACGGGCTTGGTCGCGGGAGCACTTCTTGGGTATAGCACCCCAGATGGGGTTGCAGTCATCCCAGGTGATTGAGCAAATACTTGGGATGCACTCTGAGGAACCACTCCTGACCTTTGTAAGGCTCCGATGTTTTGAGCGGCTTCTTTGGCTCGCGCAGCCTGTTGGGCGGTCTCAACATTAAATCCCGCCATGCGAGCTCTTCCGGTCGCCCCAGAATCAACATCGGTTGTGCCCTGAAGGATTCGATTGGCTTGGGTAGCCTCTGAAGCTAGGTTTGGTGCCATCGACCCACCAAGAGGAGGACTTGCGGATAAACGGCCTTCCTCAGCCGCTTGGCCTAAGAGCCTCGCCGCTCTACCGGCTACCGCTGGAGCAGCACGAAGAGCAGTTAAGGCAGTACCCGCACCGGCTCCGGCAAGCTCACCCCGACCGCGGGCAGACTTCTCCCGAACCGCATCAATTTGCTTTTGAAATTCAACAGAATCTTGGCTTTGAGTAGGCTCAAATTCTGAGCTCACAGGTTTTTCAGGCTGTGCGGGCGCAGCGGTTGCTGTCGGGAATGCCCCGTAGCCCTTCAAATCTTTTAAATAATTGACTGTTATGTCAGGGAGGGTTGTTCCTTTGGATGTAAAAAACGGGTGGTTGATCCCTGCGTTATATCCAGCGGCGGCCAATCGAGCATCGCCCTCGCTCATATCCAAGGACTTCTTCAGATACTTTATCCCTGCCTCAATGTTCTTTTCGGGGTCACGGATGTCTTCCGCTGAGAACCCAACCTCTTTGGCGGTATCGGGCTTGATCTGCATGATCCCAATCTCGCCAGCTCCGCCTGCCTGAACCTTAGGGTTGAGACCGCTTTCCTTGAAGGCCACGGACACGGCAAGTTCTGGAGACACCCCCATCTGCTTAGCCTTAGCGGCAATCCGTTGGGCGTAGGATTTTTGAGATTCGTTGAGGTTTTCGTAAAAGCTCAGATTCATAATCTACCCCTAAATTGGCAGGCGGCCGGCGGCACCCTTGTTATCACGACCCTTTGGTGCTGATGGCCGTTCAGGAGGGGTTCCACCCAATCGATTTTGGATAATTCCGCCCAATTTTTCTTCGTACCTCTGAACCATGTTGGCGTAATCATCGCCTGACTTGAAGTCATCGATGCTGCCCTTGTAAGTCCGGACAGCCTTAGCCACCTCGCGGTCAAACTCAGCGCGGGCACGAAGGAGGTCAAGTTTTGCCCGGATGGTATCCGGATTGTCGGTTCGGGCAATTGCCGCAGATGCAAATAATGACCGCTCAAAGTCAGATACCGCGCCTTGACCCTGTTGTAGCCGGCTCATCTGCAACTGAACCTGAGCCATCAAGGACAGGCCATACTGCGCTTGGTTAATCATGTTTTGATCCAAGCCGGCATTAGTCAGAACATCGCGGATTGCAGGCAAGGTAATTGAGAATCCGGGCGTTCCAACGCCACCCTCAATCAATTTCATAAAATTCTCAAATACGCCTGGGCGCTCAAAGACACCGAAGATTAATGCCGCATTTGGACTAGCGGCAATCTGATCAAGCTGGCGATAGACTCCAAGGCGTGATGGAGCATCTGACCCAGCCTTGATTGTTTCTGCCCTATCGGCTTCCTGAGCCTTGGTTCTTTGCTGAGCTCTTTCTGTTGCTCCGGCCTTTTCAGCTTCGGTTTCAGCAACACTTGAAATCTTTCCTGGAGCTTTGCTTTCAGGCGCTGTCTCTCCCGGTTTCGGAGGAGCCTTTGGCCCTTCCACGGCTCTCTTCGCAACTTCGTAATATCTTGAATCGCCGTTGGCCGCATACATATCAAGAAGGGCGGCAGTCCTAGCATCGACCTTATAAACACCATCGTAGCCAAAGATTTGGCGCTCAACCAATTCGCCTTTCGGGAACGGATAAAACATACCAGAGGACAGGTCTTGAACCCCGCCCTCTTTAACTTGGTACCGATCCTGCTCTAGTTTGGTGGCATCCTTAATTGCGGTCGTTGGCGCAATACTTGGATCAAGACGAGCCATACCAAGGTATTGGCGTCCGGTCATAAAGTTGGGGTTAGGCGGAGCTACAGGGATTCCTTGGACTCCCTCAAAACCCTTCGGAGCAACAGAGAGTGGCCCCGCGGGTTGTTGCCTACTCAATGGCCCAGTTGCCGGAGCGCCGGAGGTTTCTGGCCCCATCAACTTTGCAAACTCTCGATCCCGCTGCCTTAAACGCTCAATTTCAATACCTCGACCGGCAAGACCAAGCCTTGCCTCAGCAATATCCCGCTCTTCTTTTTCCTCTGCAACTTGAGCCTCGCGGATATTTTTAGCGGCAAACCCCAAGGACTCTCCAAACCCGCCGGTTTGAGTGGGAGCCAAAAAGCCTTGAGCCAAGGCCAACATGGAAGGATCAAAAAACCTGTTTTGGCGTGCGTTTAGAGCCTGCTCCATCCGATTAAGAGCCGCCTGATACTCTTGATTTGCCATAAAGGCTTCCGGGTCGTTCCCCGGTAAAAATCCAACTGTAGGTGCTTTTGCCATGATTAGCCCTTACTTACATGGAATAATCCACCGCGTTTACCAGGCGGCTCTTCCTGAGAAGTTGGGACGCTGGTCGTTGATGGCCCGTAATATGGCCCAATATCCTCATCTGGGTCACCCGACTTGCCGTAAGAATCAGAACCCGTGCCAAAAAGCTTTTTATAAAAATCTGTTGATCCAATTGCGTCGGCACCTTTTGAAAATAAATCCGAAACGCCCTTGAGGAGGCTATCGCTTGCTATTGGCTTGCCTTGGGCATCGTAAGTCACGCCACCTGGCCGGATAGCCCCAAGGGTTGATAGAACTCCAAGGATGTTTGCCAAGTCTGAGGTTTTATACAGGCCAGCCTTTGGCCCCACAAAAGTCTCAGTTTGGGTGGTTGGCATTTGATAGCCACGCATTAGACCAGCGGCGGTTGTAGCGGTTTTCAGGGGGTAATCGAGCAGGCTCTGCTCATAGGCTTGCTTCTCAGCCCCGGCCTTAGTCAACGCTCCAGCTCCGGTCAGACCTAATTCCTGTTCTTTTCCAGCAATTTGAGCCTGTGTTTGAGCGGCTTGGTTTTGTAGTTGAAGCTCTTCCATGGCCGCCTTCATGGCGTTTTGGTAGCCAGATGAGAGCGCCCCGTACTGTTGGCCCATCAAATTGCGTTGCATATCGCCCAAGGTTTGGCCTGTCGCAGCGGCATATCGCTGGCTGCCAAGGTTTCCAGACCCCACAAAGGCTCCCTTTAGGGAAGGTAGAACCGACCTTTGTATGTTCTGTTGCTGGAGCCTTGCCATCTCATCGACCACCTGCCTTTGGTAGGGGTCCATGAGGGCTTGTATCCGGTTGGGGTCAAACCCCGCGGCAGCGGTTGCTGCGGTTTGTCCGGCGGCGGTCAGCCCTGGCTGATAAGAGGTTGCCGCTCCTGGAACCATCCCGTAGCCCTGAGTCTGAAGGGCATCCATCGGGGCGACACCTTGGCCAACAGGTCTTGCCATGGCGGTCTGACCCGCTTGGGAGAGGTCTTGGAGGTATTGGGTGTAGTAATCCGGGGCGACCTCCGCACGGGTGGTCGTTTGGGTAACATTTGGTAACGGATCGCCTTGGGTGATTGCCATTTCTATCTCCTAGCCTTCTGAGCAGACTTTTTGCCCTTCAAATAATCTAGCGGGTTTGCCTTAGCCTCCGGGGGTAAGTCCTTTGGCTTTGCCGACCGGTGGTATGCCCTGATCGAATGCATCATGTCGTACAACTTATCGGAGCCAGCTTTGGTTGAGCCGTTACCTAAAGCGGCCACCACATCGGCGGGGATCACAAACTCCCCATCAGCCAACATCGCTGGAATGTCATCAGATTGGCCATCCCCAGGGCCGGTCACCGCATCACCCTGCCGAAAGTCTACCCTCGCCTTACCGGAGTGCGCCACCATAGGCAAGCCCCCGCCGGCATATCTGCCGTAACGGGTTTGGCCGCCACCGGCCATCAGAGGTGTGGCCAACCCACCTCTTTTTGCGATCATCGGCTCCAAGCCGTAGAACGATGTGCCCGCCGTTCCGAATGGGCTAAACAACTGATCTATGTCAGTAGATTGCCCATAGGTAAAGTAATTCGGCATGAAAGGATCTCCTTGTTGGGTATTTTCCCGTATTTCGGGGGTTGTCTGCGACTGAGTCTGCGTAAACGGTTGGTCACCATAGTCTGAGGACTGAACCTCGGCCATGAACTCTTGTAGTGGCCCCTTGAACTCCTCTTGCTTAGTGGTGCTTGTGATAAAGGGCTTTTTAAACTTTGCGGAGTCATCGGCAGGGGTGACTTGAGGGGCTTGGCCGATCAAAGGAAGCATGGCGGCTTGTTGGGCGGCCTGTCTCTCACCCTGAGTCTTTTGTAGGGCGATGCTTTGTTGTAAGGCGTTATATCGAGCCTTATCTATGTTTTTAGCAACATCTTCTAAAGTTGCTTCTTCCGGTCTTTGGCCAACAAACTCAGCCACATCTTCGGGCGTTGGTTGGTCTAGACCTAAAGTTCTGTACTTTGCAACAACCTCTTCTGTGGTCGTTAGAAGTGGATCGACATAGGATTCAAGTTGTGACTTGACCTGTTGCTGTTGGATGTCTTTGCCTTGGCGAACATATTCAGCAATTTCTTGAGAGTTCGGGACATAACCAAACTCCTTATAAAACGCCTCAACTTCCGCTTGGGTTACTTGCCGTGGATCAACATACTCCCCGATTGAGGTCTTGACCTCTGCCTCAGGTTTGGACAGAACAAATTGCGCCAATTCGTTTGGCTGGGGCGTATACCCATAGGTATTAAAGAACTCTTGCGCCTCTGATTGGAGGGTAGCCAATGGATCAATCTGCGCCCGATAGGCGGCGGTTGCTTCTGCCTCATTAGCTTGGCGAGCCAACGCCAACGCCTGCTGATCGGTAAGGGTGTAACCCTCTGCCGCCGCCGCGGCCTTAATCTCTGCCACATCAAATACATTTGGATCGGCAATTGATATGGCCTGTTCTTTAGCCTGGGTTTCAATGATTTGGCCAACAATCTTTTGAACATCAGCATCTGTCGGGGCGGTATATCCTTGCTCAGCCAAGAACGCACGGGCTTCTGACTCTAGTGTTGCAAGCGGGTCTGAGTAAGTTTGGAAGGACTCTAAAGTAGGTTGTTCGTCTTTTGCACCCGTAAATCTTGCGTAGTCCTCAGGCTTGAGGGTATACCCCTCTGTGGCAGCCTGTTGCTCAAGTTCTTGTCTTGTAGTGTAGGCGGCATCATATTTCTGTAGATTTGAGGCAACATCTGCGGCACCTCCGATAGGGCCACCCGCTACCCCCTCTAAAGTACCGGATGCAACAACACCGCGCCATGTCGGGACTGCAAAACCTTCACGCTGAAGAGCGATGTTTTCCGCTAACTTTTCTTGGCCGCCCTGAGCTGCCTCAGGAATGCCTTCTTTCAATCCGCCTACAACAAACTGCCCCGCAACATTCTTGGCGGCAACACCCTCAGCAATATTTGATGCTATTTCTTTTGTAAGGATTTTTTCCGCTGGTCCCATAGCGGCCGCGGTTCCCAATATTGCGCCGGCAATGATGGAATCAAGATTTTTGCCGTTATAAGCCTGAGCCTGCTGAGCCTTAATTTCTGCCGTACCGGGATCAACGCCCGAGGCAATTAACGCTTTCTTGGTTTCATCGTAAATAGTGCCCTTGATAATTCCCGCTCCAGACACCGCTCCTGTCCCGTACTGAGCGATGCGAGCTACGACCATAGGAGCGCCTAAAACCGATGTAGCCATGGCTGCGGCCACATTTGGAACGATAGTTCCCGCCGCCTCTACGATTACACCTGGATAGGCAACTAACGCTTCAACACCGGCAATTACTTGATCCAAAACACCTTTGTCTTTTGCATCATTAAGAATTTTGGCTTGTAAGGCTTTGTCATTTAACGCCTCAGCACTATAGAGCGATTGGATGTAACCACGGGCGGTTCCCAAAGCCTTTGATACTGAGTTGTCTGCACCGAAGGCATCGGTAATGCCTTTGATACCATTGACAATTCCTGACATTAAATCAAGGGTGGTGCTATTTGGCCTTGCGGATGCAGTAAACCTTGCAAGAGCCTCTTTTTCTGCCGGAGTCAGTTTATTTTGGAAGTTATCGTAGGCTTCCTTGATGTAGTTATAGACCGTGTCTCCCAAGTCAATTTTCTTCTTGTCATCAGAGGCAAAGTCTTGGTACATCTCAAACCAACCCATAGGGTCTTGGTCGCGCATCTCATCAAGCGTGTTTCCAACCCCACGGGTGTCACCTACACCCTCAATCGTAATCCGGAGTTTTTTGTCTCCGGTCACAGGGTCCCAAAAGTATCCATCGGTTTTTTGATCTGCGGAGGCGTTGGATAGCCATGCATATGCCCCGTTAGAAGTTGGCATTAGAACGGCTTGGTTGCCAAAAATCTCTTCTGAGGTGGCTAACTTATATCCTTCTGGCGGCGTGTAAGTCGTTGAGGATGGCCGGTTGTCGGCGTTGTAGGTATCTTTGACCAAATCCTCATTGACTGTTGAGGATGAGGAGGTCTGCAAAATATCATCAACATCGAAGTCAGCAATGGTGGCGTTCTTTAACGCATTGAAATCGCTACCAAACTGGTTTTCAATGGTTTCGTAAAAGCGTTCCCGATCTTCTTTTGTGAGGTTTGTAAGTTTTAAGTCTCGAGCCTCTAATGCCTCAGACAATAAGCGGGCTTGTTGCTCCACTACGGAAGATTCTGCCGCCTTGTAATTTGTTGGAAGTTTTTCGTACTGACCAGTTGAAAGCCAATGATTGTAGGGATCAACACTTGCATCCAATCCATTAATCTTGCGGTATTCATCAGGATTGAAGTTTGTATCCATAACCCCAACAAACGACTTTTTAACGCCGTTTTCTAAGACTTCAACTTCTTTGCCTAGTTCTAATGCTAATTCTTTTATGCTTGCCTGTTCTTTTTGAAAGTCAGCAACTAATTGATCATGAGGTATTTTTAAAGCGTTAAGTTCAGATTCGTACTTATCCAAGTCAGGTTTAAATACATTTTCATAGTCGCTATTAAGTGAAGTGACATAAGAGTTGTATTCTTCAATTGACCGATTAGCTGTTGCTATCCAACTTTCAACAACATCTTTTTGAAGATTTCCAGAGTTATATTCTTTGACATAAAAATTTGCTGTTTCGCTATTGCTCTCCATTACCTTTTTTAATTCATTTTGTTTTTCTAGTCTTACGCTTAATTGATCCCTGACTATGTTGTACTGATTAATTACTTCATTTTGTTTGGATTCATTTTCTGAAACCTGCGTTGCAACCGAAGCCATCCGTTCAGATGTTTGTTGGGTCTTGGTTGTTAATTCTTTAACTTTAGCCGTTGCCGCATCGCCAAGAGCTTTGGAACCTGCGTTGAATAGTTCTTTTTGAATGGCCGCATTAACATTTCCGCCTGTAAATGCCGCCACGGAAGCTGCGGTCACAACATCGGCAAGAATAGCTTGTTGACTCTTTGAAAGAGTTCCATTTGGATCTAGTTTCTTAATTGTGTCCGTTGCGAGTTGGGAACTTACGATTGCTGAACGAATAACCGCCGCCCCAACATCACCCCCGGCAAGTTGAGTTTTAACTGCGGTTTCAATAATCTTTTGGGTGGTTGGAGATAAGTCCCGGAATCCATCAACCTGTCCCAATACGGCAGGAACGGCGGCATTCACCCCACCTGTGATCATTGCCTTAACAGGGTCTTGTCCGGTAACAATTGCGGATGCGGCAGAACCGGCCGCTGAACCAGCGATATTTCCCGCAATCTGTGAGGCGGTCTGCATACCGGCTTCTTGGGCGGCAAGCATAGCGGCCTGTTGTGATCCTGCATTTACGCCATAATTCATCGCCGTGGCAGCATTTGTTGTATTGGCTGCAACCGCTTGGCCAACCCGTGCCCCGGCTTCTTGGGCAACAACTGCAATTACGACCGCCTTAGCCACATCTTCAATATCACCACCTTTAGCGGCGACATCCGCTCCTTCAATATAAGGAAGTAGCCAATACTGTTGGGTTGCTATGGCCGCAATCTGGGCGATTGTTTTTATCGGGTTATCGAGAGCCGCATCAATCATGTCCCCGGCAAAGTCAACCACCGGATCGACAATTTCATCTCCGACCCATTCAACGGCATCTTCTACTGCATCACCGAGGTCTTCAACTTTATCTTCAACCCAACCCATTTGGTTCCTTTCCCCGATTTTCCATTTCTCTGACTAAAGAACCAATTTCAATAATAAGTTTATATTTTCCTTTTGATGGGTCATCATCGTTTGGCTCTAACATCATGTATGAGCCATACCCTTTTTTAATGACATCGTAAATAGTCTTATCGTTTAAATAAGTGTACGCAATCTCCACACCTCTTGTTTTATTGGCAGAAATTAAAAACTTTGAAACAATAGAAAAAAACTCTTCTAATCCATTTGCCGTGATTGTGTGAAATTTAATTACTTGAAAGTCATCTTCAGGGACAAAAAGAATAAGCGTGTTTCCCATTCTAAAGACTAACGATCCAGTATCTATCTGAACCTTAAAAGATGCCCTAGCAACCTCTAGAGGTATGCCTTTGTCTTTATAGTTCTTTTCCCAATCGGTGCGTAGAATGTCATCTACGCTCATCGATCCAAACGCTTTACGATATGACTTCTCTTCCGTCATGCCGCCACCCATTTAGAGTCATCGTGATTATTGGGATGAAAATTCTTTTGAAAGATTTCTGTGTAAGGAATCCAAGACTTGAAAATCAACTCCAAGCCAAGACCCACAAACGACTTTATTGTTGACAGTTTCCACAAAACGCCATCTTCTTTGCATTTTGTAATCGTGTACTTGAGAACCGAATTTAGAACATAGAACATATTCAAGGCGGCTACTTTTTTGAGGGTATAGCGGGAATTGCCAAAATGAATCCACAGATCCATGGCTAGACTTTTATGCTCCAACTCTTCCCTACAATGCCACTTGTACAGATTTAATTCTTTACTTGCTTGGTTCTCATACCGCTTTAAAAAGGTTCTAGCACCGCAGGCGGCCATATGCTCAATCGACACCATAGTGGCCAACCACATTTGATGGTTTGGCCGGCGAAAGACCAACCGAGCCTTTCTCAACTCCCGTGCCTCCATGTTGCCTAGGTCATGAGCCTTGTTATGTGCCTGATGGGCGTTGGCATGGGCTAACTCTTGTTTACAGAACTGGTCGATCCGGACTTTTAAGTCCTCATCGCTAACTTTTTCTTTATAGTGCGAGGCAACATAAACAAATGCTTTTTCCCAAGCCGGGAACAGGATGCTCCATCCATCATAGAAGTGCGTTCTTACAGGATTGTTTTCGCACCAATACTTCATGAGACCGATCCTGGGTTCACCGAAGCCAACAAAGCCGCCGCCCAATCAAACCAATTGTCATAGTTGTCGGTCGATGGAATTGCTTCATTAGTAAAGATATCGATAGCCTTTAGGCCGTTGCCCCACAACTTCCAATCGGTGAGCTGGGTGGGTATTTCCAATTGTTGAGCCGTATATTGCTCGCACATCAAGGCCGCCCAAGATTCAAAGGTATGGAACCGTGGGTCATAGATTAGGGGTTGCCCCGCTTGGGCAGAGATCGTCATGAGTAGCCTCGGACATCACCAATATCTGCATTCAGGATTACTCGACCAAGTTGATAGTTACCTCCGACCACATTGGAGGTGAACTTGAGCCTGAGCTCCCGGCGCTGCTCTTTCATATCGATCTTGCCGGTGGTTGGGTCAAAAAAGAACGGCGAGGAGTCTTGGTCAGCAATTTGGGCGTATGGCCTTCCGGTCACTATTAGGCTCATTTGGCCGTTTTGAACGAAGTCCGGCTCTACCCGCTCAAGCCTGATCCAACGGTTTGCCCCTTCCATGGTTGGTTGCGATGGGCCACCGGCCACCCAACCCAAGTCTGAGGTCTCAAAGTAAGACTCAATGGCAACCACATTTTGGCCGTTGATGGCATCCACCCCGACTTCGTGCTGGTAAATATCAATCCGGTTTTCCGGAGTCTTAAAAGTAATATCCCCGGTTGCCGTGGCTACCGGAGGGTTAGACAAGGTAATGACAATCACCCAAAGGTTAGTCACCGGAACCGCAAATCCCGATCCGCTACCCCCAAGGTTTGTATTGCTTGCAGAAAGAGAGTCTCCGACCTCATAACCCGCACCCGGATCAAATATCGTAACGGCGGTAACCGCACCCCCGGAGACTGTTATATTGGCCGTAGCGCCCGCTCCTGAGCCTCCTGTGAGGGGGACATTAGTGTAGACGGCATCGACATACCCAGACCCCGGCGTAATCGCTCCTATGGTCTCTATACCGCTTGATTGGATAGCCGTAATCGTTGTGTTATTGGGTATATCCAACCCCTCAACCACATCGTTGACCCGTAGCGATCCGTAATAGGTATCGGTGGTCAACTTATCCAAACCGTTTGTGTAAGAAAACGAAGCGGTCAGGCGGGTTTCTTGGGGCAGAACATCCCAATCGGCCTGAATTGGAAAGGCGAAGACCTGAGAGAAGTACCCCGCCGACCTTCTTGCTCCTATAGCCTCGCCAGCGTCATACCAAGTGTTTTCCCTAATGTTGTAAATAATCGCATCGTTACACTCAGTTGAGTTACCGCGGGGGTAGAACCACCACACCTCGCCAAATCGAGGAACCTTGGTTACCCATACCTTTTGCCTTTGGGAATAGTTCAGATTGTCAAAGAACCAGTTTTGGTTCATCTGATTGGGTATCTCTTTCACCACCCCGTTATAGAGCAAAAACCGATCCGTTCCGCACCAATAGTAGACCCCATCGTATTCAATAGCGGATTGGGAAGACAGAATTGATGACTGAGACGAGATGATGTCGTACCGCCAAAATGTGGGCGGAGCAAAGTTTCCGGTGCCAGCTACACCCAAGGATTGGGGGTTGTAGGACACCCTGACTAGCGAGTCTAGCGACCAAAAAAGCCCTGATGGGGCGTTTGAACCACCCCGAACAGGTAGTCCTTGGATGATCTTTCCGGTGGCCACATTGGTCTCGTTGGCATCGGCAGACACCCAATCTTGGGCATTACCCGCTGAGCAGTTCCTGATCAGGCCATTGTTACCATATACAAATACATAAGGGTGAAGGGATACCACCCCGCCAGATACGGTCACATTGTTATTAAAGGTTGCGGTCACCGTTGCCGATGCGGATGCATTGTTTGAAATTACAACCGCCGTTCCAGAGACCGAAACCACGGTGGTTGAAGCCGGAATTCCAGCCCCTGTGATCGTTTGGCCGGCACCAATTAGAGTGTTGGCCGCAGCCAAGGTCAGGTTTGGGGTGCCAGTTGAGGTTGTAACTGAGTCAGTAAAAACACCTATTTGACTCATTGTTGTGCCGTTAATGTCTCCAATCAAAACCGGGCTATTAGTTGTGTTGTCGATTGCCCCAAGGTTTTGGCCTGGGTGGGCAAGCAGAGAATTTACCCCCGCTCCGGCAACATCGTAGAAGCCATCGAACTGCCAAAGGTTGGTTGATGTGGCCGTAAAGTTAGAAAGGGTGAAGTTGTTTACCCCGGCACCCACCCCGTTGTCATCGATGATGAGCTCTTGAAGGCCGCTTGAATAACCGGAAAAGACAAAGTTAAAGCCGTTTTGGGGGTTGACCCAAACGCCCCTAGATGGCCCCAAAAGTTCATTGGCGATAACCCGATAGCCCCCGACTTTACGAGGTCGGCCACGCTGAAACCTTACCCAACGGCCATCGTTGTAGTACTGCTTATCGAATACCGTACCATCCCGCTGGATACCGGCAAGAGTATCGAGGGCGAATACCTTTTGCGTCATTAGAATGTTCCGCCAAGCACACCGCCGCTAAATGTCCCGGTTCCCGTGACAACGATCCCTGAGGAGGTTGCCCTAAACCTTTGGGTTCCCTGAACCGTAATTCCAAACTGCCCTGTAGCGGGTCTATAAATGCCCGTAGTAGGCTCTGAGGAAAAGGATAGGGATGGAGATCCAACCGTTCCATCCGTGATCGACAGGGTCACCGTACCGGCCAAAATGGTCGAAGCGTTTAGAAGATTGACTGAGTCGCAAAGAAGAATAACCTGTTGGCCAGCGGGAACGACCGCCGCCCCGGCTCCTGGCAATCCGGTGGTTATGGTGATATCAAAATTTGATGCCGTGCCATCGGTTTGGTTGGTTACATAATAAACCTGAATGGTCTGAGGCACCTCAATGGTGACATTGCCGGTCAATGTGCCCGTGTACTTTTGGATCACATTGGAGGCTTCCGAAGGGGTCAAGGTGTAGGTTCCGGTCGTTACCGCCTTGGTCAGCTGGGTAAAGTTAAATTCCGCTCCTCTACCAATACCCACCGTAAAGAACCCAGACCCTGAACAAATCAAAAAGCAAGAATCCGAAGGTTGTAGGTTTAAAGAGGCGTTACCATCAACCAATTCGCCGCCGGGAGGGGTCAGGGATAGGGTTCCTGTACCGCCATTTCGGATTACCGTGAACCAATTGTCCCCAAGAGTAAGGGAAGAGGTCAGGGTAAAAGTCCCCGTGCCCCCTGTCCAAACCAAGGTTTGAGCTCGATCTGTGTCTACTACCGTGTAATTACTATTAATTGAAATAACCGGATGAGACTGATTTAGGGTGTTGCCGCTTGCCAAAAGGCCGTATCCGGCAAGGGTGGAGGCATCCACATTGGATGTGCCGACACCGAAAGCAATGACCCCCCAGGTTCCCGCCGTGTTGGGGTTGGTCTCAATATAGATGTATTTAGCCTGTCCGGCGGCTATGGCAACAATGGTGTTCCCATCAAAGTCAGCCACCGTGAAGGTATTTGCCCCTACATTTCGGATCAGGGCATCGTTACCCACCGAAGCCTGATTGGCAGGCGGCATATCCAAGCGCAGGCCGGCCGCCGTAGCCGTGACTTCCATAATCCTAGCGGCATAGTCATCGGTCGCATTGCCGTTGATTGGCCACTCAAGCTGAAGGTTGGCAGACAGGGTTATCGCCCGATAGGCGACATCGGTCGGCTGAACCACATTACCGGTAAAAGGCGAGTTATAGCTCATTATGAATCCAATACGGTGGCTTGACGATCCGCAATCCGTATGAGGTCTTCAGTCTTCAAGACATTGACAATCTTGTCGTACTGACCCTGCCACATCGGAATGCGCTCATCGTTTTTAAGGAAAGGCATGGCCTGCAAAAGGCTCCCGTAAAGCATGGCTTGGGGAGCATAAATCGTGAACCAATTGGTCTGATTTGAGGAATCTAGGGGTTGGAGCCGCTCGTAGTACAGAACCTCAAAGTTGTACGCCGAAGCCGGAGTTGGGGCTACCAACCAATGGGTATAGTCATAGTCACAGTAGAACTTGGGGACATCCGTATCCGTAGGATCAGGCCAATATTCCCTCAAGTACTCATATTTACGAAGTAATACGGGGCGGCGCTCTCCGGCCACAACCACATTCATAGACACGGTTTTGTGCCATCTAGCGGGCTTATCGATGACCGCTTGGGAAGCCACCATAGTGCTTTGCTGAACCGTAAGGTTGCCCAAGAACTTGATCTCTGCGGCCAAGACCTGCTCAGCGAGCATGATAAAGGTGGGGATCTTATCTAGGGTGGCCTGATCGGTTCGCTCTAAATAGGTGGAAATATCATCCACCAAGGAGTCGTAGGTCATTACGGCCGCAACGGTCATTACCACTTCCCTTTCTTAGCCTTGGCTCCAGCCATATTGGCCACCAAGGAGGGATACTTTGTGCCGGTTTTTTTAGCAAAAGCCTTGGCCGCCCGCTTTTGGTTGGGGCTAAGTTTCGATGGCTTTCCTAGCCCTTTGGGGCGCTCTTTTTCCCAAACTTCACTCATGAGAAGCTCCTTGTTCCGCTTTTGTCAATTATCAGGGCTTGTCCGCGAGGCTGCATCTCAGGTGCGTTTGGCACCGAAATATGAGTCCAAGAGTCAAACTCTAGAATAATCTGATCAAAGGCTACTTTGGAGGCCATGCAGGCTTCTACCACCTCCCGTGGTGTCATCCCCGGAACTCTGAGGTCAGCCGCACAGCCAAGCCGGTGCTGCGACGAATCTTTTGAACCGACCGCATCATTTACTGCTTTTGAGCGGTAGGCGCTATTGATCATCACGGCTTTGCCGCCTATCGCTTTTTTGACCTCTTGGAGGAGGCCGGCAAGGCGTTTGAGGTTTTCGATTTCAGCGCCATTAGGCGTGTTTTCAACGCCAAGGCGAACTGCCGTATCCGAGCGAGTAAGTTCTTCATAAGTAAAGTTCTCCGATAATTTATCAGTTGGGTTCATTTCTTTTCCAAAATCTCATCTAGTTGCTTGCTCTTTTCTTTGGAACCAGCCGACGAACCAAAGTAATAGGAGAGGATTTGGGTTACTGCCGCCGACAAAACTCCTAAGATGTAGATCAGGATGTCCTTGGCGGCCGGCTTGACCTCAATAAAGATCAAGATTGCAAAAAGGACAAACGACAGGGTAATGACCCCTAGGCTTAGGATTGAGTTGATGTTTTTGGTGATTGGGTGGACATCGGCTTTTGCCATCTCAGCCTCACGACCGCGAGCTGAGTCCCGGTCTTTGGCCTCAATCTCCATCCTTTTGACATCGGCCTCTAGGTGGGCTAACTCACCCTTTTGGGCTAATTCTAAGAGTTTGGTTTGGGCTTCAGCTTTTGCCGCAGGGTCAGGCAGTACGCGGTCTAAGACCTTCTCGCCAATCTTCAGGATGGTATCTAAACCAATCATTTCTTACTCCTTGAAAGCATGGTTGCGGCAATATTAAGCATCGCCTTGGTTTGGTCTAAATCAGCGGGAGGGGTAGCCCAACCCACGGTGATCTGTCCTACAAACCTACTTGGCTCAGGCGGGACACTAATCCTGCACCCAAACCGCATACCCTTCTCGATGTACCACAAACCAATCTCTGACTGCGCCGCCTTGTATTCCCCGCAAGGAATCGTTCCTGCCATCAGCGCCACTACATCCTGGTTGTTGCCCTGGTTGGCGGTAAAGAGTCCGACATCCAGCCCATCATTCGTTTTGTCCCTACCCTCCTTGGTATACGCCCGATACTGCACCCGCGTTCCAAGTAGGGGGTTAACCTTAAACACCGCCACGGTAGTCGCACCCGTGGTCTTAAATAAGTGGGCTACGGCATCCTCAACCCGGTCTTCAACAATGTCCGGCAACTTCTGGTGTTCTTTATAGGTGCCTACGATTAGGTCTTTGTTGTCGTAAACCACCCAACCACCAAAGGCCAAGACCGCCATTAGGATCAAGGCAAACAACTTAAAGGGCGAGTCCACATACGCCAACACCTTAGAGAGCGTGTCATTAGCGTTTAGCTTCTCAGTCACCATGCCCCCGTTGCTTTAAGAATCCCGTAAAACACCGCCGCAACCGTAAAGATGATTATCCAAATCAGACGCTCTTCATGCCTTGCCCGTTGGAACTCATAGTCAAGCATCTTTCTTTCCTTACGCATTTGGCTAACTAAAGCCTTAACCTCCGTTACCGCTGGCTTGCCAAACTCCCGCTCCATGTCATCGTACATACCCTCTTCGGCGGCACGGATCTTTCTGACTTCACGGTACTCCTTGGCGGCATCAACGAAAACTAAATCACCGCGCCTTTGTAACTGTAACTGCTTCTTTTTCCACGCAATCCTAGCCTTGGCTTCCTCATCGAGAAAGTTACTAACCTCCTTGCCGGTCTCCTTGATCTCCCGACCAACTTTGATGGCTTCTTTGATACCCCCAAGGGCGGCTCTTGCGGATGCCGCCGGATCGGTAGGGTCCGGTAAGTTCGACATGAGCAAGCTCCGTAGACATTTTTACAGACCAAATAACTTCTTAATAAACTCAGCGGCAACGCCAGGGCCAAATAACACCGCAAAAATCGTTGCGTAAAGAAGATATTCAATCTTGCTCATACGCTTGTCCCCATCCTTTAATTGATGGGAAATATGCTCATACCTCTGAGCGCAAACCGCTTCGTGAACGGCCAATCGAGTTTCCACAGACTCCTCCATGATTAGGGCAGCGTTCCAATAAAGGCTTTAGCCTCCTCCATGATTAGGGCAGCGTTCCAATAAAGGCTTTAGCCGCTTGGGCAGTCATCACATTGCCAGAAGCGTCTTGCAGTTCTGCGCCAGCCGTGACTGCCTTCTTAAACTCTGCGTAGTCTGTGTTGGCGGGGTCAAATGGGATGTTGGAATTGCCATTTAAGTTTACAATTACGCAAAACATATTTGAATATTGGTCTTTAATTTGTTTATACATTTTATAACTCGCTTGCGGCTTCCCAAGTAAATCGGGTGTAAGTATTTGCTGTTCCTGAAGTTACTGCAATAAAACTAACCTGTTTTGCTCCAATGTTTGTTGCTGTTGCGCTGCGGTCTGTTCCGCCACTACTTACTTGCCCTGCCGTTGTAGACCCTTGCGCTCTTAAAGTAACTGTTGGCGCAGCCCTCATTGGAATTTGAAAAGGAAATCCGCTGCAATTTCCATCTCCCCAAGAAAGCAAATGAATAGCGTCAGAAAGTGATGTTGAAACTCCGGGTTGATTTCCAACATTAAAAGAGTTTTGATAATACCGTAAACAAAGTTGTAACTCACGCCCATAATCTATGCGCTCAAACGGTGTAGCAACAGAGCCTACTTCGAGTTGAACGCCTGTGATGTACCAAGTGGCATTGAGAGTGCCGATAACATTTGTTGCTCCAGTTGCGCCAAGATAAGTAGCGCCAGCCCATGAACCAGCAGTTCCACGATAAGTTGAACCCACTCCTAAATCAAAGTGCAGTCGAATACCAATACCTGTTGTGGTTAGCCATGTTCCACTAGTGTCACCAGCAATGGTTACTGTTTTGTATTCGTAAGTATTTGCTGCTGAAATTGTATAAGTAAACGGATAAGAACGATTTTGTGCGCTATTAGAAATAACCCCACCAAATGTTCCTGTAAGGCTTGACCGAACCCAAAACGACAAAGTAACTGTTTTGGCAGATGCCGTTCCCCACGCTAAATCAGCAACATTTGTACCTTCAATATATTGGTTAAAAAGATAAAACTGAGTAGCACCTATGCTTGCATCTGCTGTTGTTACAGTAGCGATGACGGAGTTTACAAATCCACTTGGAGCAGTAGATGATTGTTGTAAAGTAAACACGCCATCAGTTGCTTGCCCAGAACCCCATTGATGATGCGGTTGCGGAAGCCCTGCAAACTATCCGCAGTAGGGGTCATGCTATTTATAGTAGCGGTATTGCCACCACTAGCGTCTAAGATTGCGTTTGCTCGTACTGTACTCATTATTTAGCCTCCAATGCGGCTACTTTGGTTTCTAGGGTCTCGATGCGGGTTGCCTGTGCATCGTTGATTGCTTTGAGTTCTTGGATTGCTGCAGTCAGAGTTGCCACCAAGAATGAAGTATCAACCCCCTGATACACGGGAACCTCACGCTCCTCATGAACTGCTTCTACCGCAGGGGTGAGTTCGTTGCCTTCGTCATCATAGGTTGCTGGTACTGCGGGAGAGACTTCTACCTGACGAATCTCTGTTGCGTCTTTCTCACCAGTCACACACTCAGGAACTACATCTTGCAACTCGTGAGCAATAAAACCTTGACCATTTGAGCCGTCAACATTCCATTTATAAGTGCAAGGTTTAAGCAATGCTACCTTTGCCAGTGCGCCTGTCATGGGTGCAATGGTGTTCTTTAGGCGGTAGTCGGAGGAGGTGTTGTAAATGGTGGTAGTCAATGTTGTGCTAATTGATCCTACCGTAGTACTGTTGCGGGCAAACACAATAGTAAATTCAGTACCAGCAGAAGAATTTTGGTTGTGAAAAACGGAATAGGCAACCGTTCCATTAACCGTTGTGACGTTAAATTTATCATTGAACAGGCGACTCGTCGTCCCCACCAGCAAGTTACCGTTGGGGTCGATACGCATCGTTTCACCAACGGTTGTATTGGAAAACATTAAATTGTTAAAAGCGCCCGAAAACGGGTTTGAGTTTGCGAGTGTGATTCCGCTAGTTCCGTGACTGATTTGCAGTGTCGTGTTGTTTGTGCCATCATTTGAAGCGAAACTTCCGGAGACACCGTTAGAGCCTCGTGATACCGTTAGCGAGCCACCTACAACAGACAATCTATTGGCTCCCGGCGAATTTGTACCAATCCCCACATTACCGCTGGAGTCGATGGTTAACTTAGTGCCAGCAGATGCCCCGCCATAAATCGAAAGGTCAGAATTTGCACCATTGTCTTGTGCAATAAACGACCACACTTGACCTGTAATAGTGTTAGAACTAAGATTTATGCCGCCATACCCAGATGGGTTGCGTGTGAGCACTCCATAGTTAGTTGTGTCACCAACAACCGTCAATTTTCTTGTAGGCGATGTAGTCCCAATACCCAAGTTACCGCTGGAGTCTATCCGCATACTTTCCGCACCACCCTCCGTAAAGGCAATGGTATCTGCGGCAGGGGAGAAGATTCCTGTGTTTGTGTCACCTGTGAAGGTAATAGATGGTGTTGAAGCAGAGCCAGCAACAAACTCAATGGTCTGTGATCCGCCTGATGTTAATATCGTGCCGGAAGTTTGTGGAAGCGTCAGCGTGTAGCTTGTATTTGAATTAGGCGCAGCAATGGTAAATGTACCTGTACCGCTTGCGTTACCCTCGAGTGTTATTTTAGACATTATTTGTCCTCCAACGCTGCGAGTCGTAAAGGCTCAAGGTCTTCTGTTGTCCAGAAATCCTTTGCCA